CATGGTGAGTATATTCACTATGGTGTATTAGATTCTAGTACATGGGCAAGAAGAGGTGATGTAGGTCCTAGTATTGCAGAGACAATGGTACAAAATGGATGTAGATGGAGACCCTCAGATAGATCTCCTAAAAGTAGAATTAATGGTAAACTAGAAGTTCACAAAAGATTAAGGGTAAATGATAAAGAACCTGGTATTAGAATATTTAAAACTTGTAAAAATTTAATTAGAACTTTAGGTATATTACCAACAGACGATAGAAACCCCGAAGATGTAGATACGAATGCAGAAGATCACGCATATGATGCATTACGTTATGGTTGTATGAGTAGACCAACACATCCTAAATTTGCAGAAAGATTTAGACTTTCAACTACTCAAGATAGTTATCAAATGGCTGATAATAAATTTGGATATTAGGGGTGTTAAAAAAAATAAAAATACCAGAACTAAATAAAAAAAATTTTCCTTATACATTAAATTTAGTATATTGGGAAGATATTGTTGGAGAGGCTAACTGGGCTGATATAGTTGATATTAAAAAAGCTAAGACAGCTGTATGTTGTAGTGTTGGGTGGATTGTAAAAGAAGATTCTAAGTCTACTGTTATAATGGCTGATTATAGTTTTGAAGACAATGGTGAAATAAAACAAGGTGGTAATTATACAACTATACCAACTAAAAATATATTAAAGATTAAAAAAATAAAAATATAGGAGATAACAATGGAAGCTAAATTTGATCCAAAAGCTAAAGTTAAACAAGGTCAATTAAGTGATACACCTGAAGGCAAACAGCCTAACAGGGAACACACTAATATTGATTTTTCTCAGCATACACATAGAAAGCAAGAACCTTTTGAGTACGATCCAACTGTACCAAGTAAACCTGGTGCAGAACATGTTCAAGATTCTTTGTTTAAAATGGCTGATGAAAAAGATTATTAATGAGTCTTGGACCCAAGAGTAATTTTGTACCTGTCATCTATGCAGGCACTAAAAAGAAAACTAAAAAAATTAAAAAGAAAACTAAAAGGAGAAAACCCAAATGATGAAAAGATACATGCACGGAGAACTAGCACCAGATGCACCAAAAGCACCTAATGCTCCACTAGCAATAGATCCTAATTCTAAAGTGAATCAAGGAGCTACAAGCGGTGATGGTAATGACGCTAAAGGTAAATCAAAGTCAAAAGTAGATCCAGCAATCTTTAGAATGGCTGAAGAAAGAGATTACTAATTTATTTAAATGGAAGAAGATAAAACTAAAAATGGCGGCTACGAAGCCGAGGGGAATCCTTTAGTCGGTTTAATACGAAGTAAGTTTCAACAAGCTGAAACATCTAAAGTCTATGATGAAAAAAGATGGTTAAAAGCATATAGAAACTATAGAGGATTATATGGACCTGAAATGGCATTTCGTGAAAACGAAAAGTCAAGAGTATTTGTTAAAGTAACAAAGACTAAAGTACTTGCTTCGTTTGGTCAAATTATAGAAATTTTATTTTCCCAAGGTAAGTTTCCATTAGGAGTAACTCCTACATCAGTACCAGAAGATATAGCAGAAAAAGCACATTTAGATCCACAACAAACGCAACAACCTCAAGAACCAATGAGTCCTTATGGATTTAATGGTGATGGTAGAGATATACCATCAGGTGCTACAGCTAATGAGTTAATGCAATCACTAGCACAAAATTATCAAGATTTAGGATTTCAAGAAGGACCTGCTAATCGTGGTGAACCACAAATTGAACCTGCAAGAAAAGCTGCAGAGGCAATGCAAAAATTATTACATGATCAATTAGAAGAAAGTAAAGCTATTACAATTATGCGTCATGTATTTTTTGAAATGGCGTTATTAGGAACAGGAATATTAAAAGGTCCATTTACAGATTTAAAAGAATATAACTCATTTGAAACTGGAGAAGATCAAGAAGGTAATGAAATTAATGTACAAATTAAAAAAGTAAAAACAACTCCAAGTATTGAAGCAGTATCATGTTGGGATTTTTATCCTGATCCAAATGCTACAAATATAAATGATTGTGATTACGTAATACAAAGACATTCATATAACAAACAACAGTTTCAAGATCTAGCAGAAAAACCAATGTTTAATGAAGATGCTGTTATGGAATGTTTAGAGATGGGTCCTAATTATCAAACAAGAGGATTTGAATCTTCTTTATATGATAGAGAAAATATTACAAGTATTTATAAAAATAGATTTGAAGTATTAGAATATTGGGGTATTATAGATAGAAAAACTGCAGATGAATGTGGATTAATGTACGAATCTACAGGAGATGTTATAGCTGTTAATGTTTGGATATGTGGTAATAAAGTTTTAAGAATG